TTGAGAATGACGTAAGGATATTAACCGAATGAGCATGTTACTTGAAGTTAACGGCGTACAGTATGATAACTTTCAGGCGGCTAGTTGTGAGCTGAGGCTTGATGCTTTGGCTAACTTGTTCTCGTTTGAAGCCATTGCGGCAGAAGGGGAGCCCCTACCGTTTAAGGGTGGCGAATCATGCCGGGTTATTATCAATGGCAAGGCGGTCCTTACTGGCTCTATTGAAATCGTAGACGTTTCTTATTCTGCCGGTGAGCATAACATTATGGTGCAGGGTCGGGACAAAACAGCCGATCTACTGGATAGCTCCATTGATGTAATATCTGATTTATCAGCGCCGATCACACTAAAGGCCATCATAGAGAAGGTTATAGCAAGCATAGGTTCAGATGTGAAGGTGGTTGAAGATGTGGCCACTGAACCGTTTAACGCGGCCGAGGATATCGCAGCCCCGGAGCCAGGCGACAACGCCTTTAATTTTATAGAGAAATATGCCCGCAAACGCCAAGTGTTACTTACTTCAGATGGTGATGATAACGTGGTGATTACCTCTGGCTCTGGCGCGTTTAGCAATGGCAGCATACAGCATATAATAGGTGCTTCAGATAACAACGTTATTGAAAGCAGTTTTAGTTATGATGTTACGGGACGGTACAACGTATACAAGATATCATCTCAACAAAATCCCGTCGCTCTTAACGTCTCTGGTGTGACCGGCCTCTCGGCAGTGACTGACCAGAGCGGCGGGGTCTTTGATAATCAAATACGAGCGGGTAGACAGCTTGTATTGAATTCAGAGACCTCATTATCCGATGATCAGGCCGAATTACGTGCCAGGTGGGAAGCCAATATTCGAAAGGCTCGTGGACTGGTATATAGTGCCACTGTCATGGGGTTTGGTATTGATGCCGGTGATTCGACGTCTGACTTGTGGAATATAAATACCCTGTACCAGATTGTTGATGATTACGTGGGTAAGTCGGAATTGATGCTTGCCAACTCCATCACCTTTACCACTGATGTTGATGGTGGTGAGGGAACGGCATTGTCGTTTGTTGATCAAAACGCTTATAGTTTGACTTTAGAGGAACCACAAACAAACAAAACAGCCGCATTGGTGCTCACATCATGATACTTAACACTCTAAAAACACTGGTTAGATGGGGCCGGATAGCTGAAGCATCAAAGGATGATCAGCAATTTCCTGTGCAAAAAATAACCTATCAAGGAAAAACAGCTGAAACAACCATGGTATTCCCATACGGTATCCATGGAAATGTGCCTGCCGACTCCCTGGCGCTTATGTTTAGCGTCGGGGCAAACCCGGAAAATCGAGCCTGTATTGCTTATACACCACAGGATAGGCCAACGCTTGCTGGGGGTGAAGTATCGTTCTATCATCCGCCAACTGACGCCACCATAACATGGCGTGCTAATGGCGACCTTGACATAGCAACGGGCAATGGCGGGACTGGAAACATCAACATCACTTGCGCCAATGCAAATGTAACATGCGAAACAACAACAGTAACGGCAACAGCTAGTGTTACACTTGATACGCCAGCAACCGAAATAACTGGAACTTTGCTCGTAGGTGGAGCAGTCACAGCCGCTGCCGGAATGGCTGTCACTGGCGCGATGACGAATAACGGGAAAGACATAGGTAGTGGCCATACTCATACAGGTTCGCCGTCGGCCCCATCGGGACCGCAATCGCCTACTGGCGTACCAGTTTAACAACAGGGGAAATATAAATTGAATGATTTTGTTGAGGTGAAAGCTAGTAAGCAGTCTATAGCAAATAGAAAGCCGGTGTATGGAGTTGGCATTAACGACGCTCCATACATGACAGGAAATGTCCAGTGCGGCATATGTCCTTTTTATCAGGCTTGGCTCAGCATGCTGATGCGCTGTTATTGCGAAAAGTATTTTGAGAGACAGCCTACTTACCGTCATTGCAGCGTTACAAAAGAATGGCTCACTTTTTCGGCGTTCAGGGAATGGATGGAAAAGCAGGATTGGCAAGACAAGGAGCTTGACAAGGATATTCTTAACCCTGGCAACAAAATATACGGGCCAGAGCATTGCGTTTTTGCTGCTCAGGATGTTAATAACTTGCTTTGTGATAGCGGCAGATCTAGGGGGAGATGGCCCCAGGGTGTTCACTTCGATAAGGCTAGGGGTTTATTTATGGCCATGCTTTCAACCAATGGTAAAAGAAAATACCTAGGCCGCTTCCCAACCCCAGAGCAGGCCGCCTACGTCTACAACCGCGCCAAGGGCAAGCACATCATTAGCGTGGCACTAGCACAGCACGATAGGCGTGTATTCGTAGGTCTTTTAAAACATGCCAAGCTAAGACTAAACGCCCCAATAACCCTTGAGGACTCGTTATGAGCGCCGACACAGACGCAGTATTAACCATAGACCCCACCACGGGATTATACGATATATCGTTTGACTCGGACGGTGACATATTGACGAGAGATTTTTTTGATACCTCGTTGCTTATGTCATTATTTTGCGAACGTAGAGCGGATTCGTCAGAAGTTGTTATACCGGAGCTGAGAAGAGGATGGATAGGATCAGTCCATGCTGAGTTTGAAAACGGCAGTAAAATATGGCTTTTAGAGCAAGCCAGACTAACTAAGTCGAACCTAAACACACTGGAAAATGAGGCGGCCAAAGCCCTTGAATGGCTGGTTAGTGACGGGTTTGCTGTGAGTATCGGGCCCATAGTTGCCAGCGCCACCAACGGCAAGGTCATCTTAGATATCACCATAAACAGAAGCAAGTCACGCACAGAAAGACGTCATTTTGTCCTTTGGCAAAATACAGGTTCGTGATATAGTCAAACAAGTGCCTGGCCCGCAACGCTCCCACCCGTTGTACTGACTTCGGTCGCCACCTGGTCTAGCGGCCAGGCACCCCCCTCAAGATAGCGCTATCCATCACGTTCATGTAGAATACCTTTTATTATCAAAACTCAATTAGGGGCTGCTCAATGCTAGAGATACCGACAACTTCGAAAGAAGTGGAGAATCGAGCCAAAACGGACGTACAACGAGAGCTACCAGAAAGCAACCCTTTTTTACGTAACAGCTGGCTTAGTGCTTTAATCGTCTCATTTGCCAACCGTATATTTGACTTTTATTTACAGCTGACAGCAGCCATCAAGGAATCTTTTCCTGATACCGCCACTGGTACCTTCCTGGAAAGATGGGCGGCAATTTTTGGCAAGCAACGCTTAGCGGCGACTCAGTCAACAGGCAATGTGGTTGCAACGGGTACAGCTGGCGGGATCATACCTAATGGTACCGTCCTTACCGATACCACCAGCAATTACACCACTACATCCAGTGGTACTATTGCCGCGTCATCCATAAGCATTACAACCCTGGTACGCTCTGCTACCACCGCGACAGCAACAACAGCCAGTGACCACGGGTTAGCAAATAATGTCCCGGTAACTATTAGTGGTGCTGTGGAGACAGAATACAACGTATCCAGTGCAGCAATCACGGTCACAGGTTTAGATACCTTTGAGTACCAGGTTGCAGGCAGCCCAACCACGCCAGCCACCGGCACTATCTTGGCCGACTTCACCTCTGTAAATATACCCGTGCAGTCTGTAGGATTTGGCGCTGACACTAACCAAGACGCAGGCGCGACGCTTAGCTTGCAATCCCCTATCGTTAATGTTGATAGTGATATGGTGGTTGACTTTGGAGCTATCGGTGGTGGAACTGATCAAGAAGACGATGTCAGCCTAAGAGGCCGCACGCTTGAACGTATTCAAGAGCCTGTGGCACACTTCAATGTAAGTGACATCGTGGACAAGGCCAAAGAAGTAGCCGGCGTTACCCGTGTGTTTGTACAGGAGGTTACGCCAGCTGTAGGTCAGGTAACTATATATTTCATGCGTGACCTTGATGCAAACCCGATCCCTACAGCCTCAGAGGTCACCACTACAAAAGATAAGATCCTTGAAATTAAACCTGCCAACACTTCGGATGCAGATGTGATCGTGGCAGCTCCAACACCTGTAAGCACAGATTTTACATTTAGCGCCCTATCACCCAACACGTCAACCATGCAAACAGCTATCACATCAAGCCTAGCCTCTTTCTTTGATGAGTCCACGGACGTTGGTGTTAACATTGATGAAGATGCGTACCGCTCAGCTATATTTAATACGGTTGATACGGCCACCGGTGATACTGTCTTAACATTTACCCTCAGTACGCCAGCAACTGATGTTACAATATCAACTGGTGAAATTGGCGTGTTAGGCAACGTGGTGTACCCATAA